CTCCAGACTCGGTACCTGTAATAGCTCCTGTGCTCGTATTTAAACTAGCACCTCCTGGCAACGATCCTGATTGAACGGCATATGCCGTAGCGTTAGTTGCATTAACAGTAAAACTTATTGACTCACCAGCACCTACTGATCCTAAAGAACCTGTTGCTGTTGTCCAAGCAGGTGCATCACTTACATTTAAAGCATCAGCTCCAGATATAACTGCATTACCATCTGGGTTTTCAACTCTAATTCTGTAATTTGCAGAATCAACAGTTAATGTAAAATTTGCTGTTATTGATGAAGCAGAAGTATAAGTTACCGTACTTGCTTCATACCAAATTCCTGTTGCAGTATTAATTGCGTGTACTCTAGGTATTGCTACAAAGTTTGCTCCTGCAATAACTACATTAGAAGGATCGTTAGTAATAACAGTTGGAGTTAAACTTGATATAGTAGGTTTAGTTTCACCTACTGTAACTGATCCACCTAATGATACTGCTGAACCATTAATAGTAATTGCACCAGTTCCAACTAAAGCTGAATTAGGTACATTTGAAATTGTGTTATTAGAACCATTAATAGTTTTATTTGTTAAAGTTTGTGTTGCAGTATTTTGAGTAACATCAGAACTTAATCTTGAATTATTTAATGTTCCTGCATCTATGTTAGCTGCATTAACTGATGCAACATTAAATGTTCCATAAGCAACAACATCTACTACATCTCCATTTGCTAAAGCACTAGCAAATACTACTGAAGTACCTGAAGTAATTGTAATATCAGATCCAGACATTCGAATACCATTAAGATAAACATCTGCATAACCTGCATCATAAGCAAGAGTGTTTCCATTTGCATCTGCTCCAGTAACTGTAGTTGGTGTTCCAGAAATATTATAAGTATATCTTTGAGATGTTCCATTAACTGTTGAACCTGCAGCTGCCCATCCAGAAGATTTATAAACTTTTAATTCGTTAGCAGTAGTGTCAAAATATAGGTCACCCACATTTAACGAAGTGCTTGGTGCTGAACTTGCTATTCTATAAACATCTGCAAAGTTTTGTACTGCTGCTAAATTTGATGAAACGCTTGATACTGCTGCATGAGCATTTGCTAAATTAGTTAAATTTGTAATACCTGCAAGAGTTGCCATATTTGATACATTTGTAGATGTACCAAGTGTAGCCATATTAGTTACATTTGCTGAAGTACCTAAATATCCCATGTCTTCTACAACAGCACTTGTTCCAAGTAATCCCATTGCTGTTACATTTGCAGAAGTAGCTAATATATCCATATCTGTTATAACTGCTGAAGTACCAAGTAATCCCATATCTGTAATTACTGCTGAAGTGCCTAATAAACCTATTTCAGTTACTTTACCTGCAACTGCATTAACATTTGTAATTGCATCTCCTACTGCATTAACATTAACTACAGCTCCAGCTACTACATCTATTTCAGAAGTAGTTTCATTTAAGTCATCTGCTACTGTTTCAATTTCAGAAACTGTTTCTGCTAAATCGTTTGCGACTGCTACTACTTTTCCAATGTCTGCTGCTACCGTATTTACTGAACCAATCGAACCTGCTACTAAATTTATATTAGTAGCATTATTTGCTACCGAAGTTACATTTGATGCAATTCCGGAAACAGTAGTTACATCAGATGCTATACCTGCAATTGTTGTAATGTCAGTTATATCTTGAGCAAACTCTAATCCATTACCAGAACTATTTACTGATAATACTTTGTTTGCTGCAAGGTTAGGAAAAGTAATATTAAATGTATTTGCTGTTGTTGCTGCAGCTCTTGGAGAGAATTTTAAATCTCTTTCAAGCTGTTGACACATAGCTATAATTTTATCTAATTCATCATTTAATGAAGATATTTGAAAAGCACCTGAAGTTGGAAAGTCAGTAGATCTAGCTATTGCTAAATCTCTGTAAACTGTGATTACATCATTAACGGTAGCCCCACCCCCTAATGTAATTGATCCTCCACCAGAAACTCCTGCTCCTGTTACCGAATATTGTGAAGCTGATGATGGTGAAGCATTGTAAGATAGTAATGTAGAACCATTGTAAACTTTAACATCGTTTACTGTAAAAAATTCAAAGGGAACAGAAAAACTTGTTTGTCCTGCTGTTGCCGTATATTGGACACGAGGTTCTGTGTCGGAAATAGTAATAGCCATTAATAAAGTCCTTTTTGTATGTCGTCAAACAACCAATCGAGATACCATACATTCTGAAATGGTATCAATCTACGCACATTCTTTGCTGTGTGGTGATTATATTTTTTTCCACCAATGTCATAAAGTATATCAAAGATATTATAAATTTGCCCTCCTGATGGGCCAAACACTGTTCCCATTTTCCATCTAGTAGATGAACCATAAGGTTTTTGAGCACCTAATAATGGTGACATACCAAATCTATTATCAGTTAAAGTTTCAATTGCTTTGTTAACATCTGCATAAATTCCTGCTAATCCAGATCTATCAAATCCATTTAATATTTTTTCTGCCATTGGAACTTTAGAATAATCTCTATTAAATCTATATTTATGGTACACTCCATCAATTAACATTCCAGATCCAAGTAATAATATAGAACCAAATAAGAAATCAGCATCTCTTTCTTGCATACCACGAAGTAAAATTCTTTGAGAAGCTGCCATTGCAAATTTTTTAAACTGAGTAAGAGTTGAACCTAATTCAGTACTCATCCATAAAGCTGTATCTCCTTTTCCTGGCGTTACAATTGTAATATTAATATCTTTATTTAACGCTGCACCAAATGCTTTTTTTGCAGCTTCATCTGTCCACTCTGATGAATTAGCCATAAAATTATGTTTAGTTTTAGTACCATGTTCTTCAAATTGAACAGCTATTCTTTTAGCCATTTGTTCATCAATACCTGAACTAGCTAAAGCTGTTTTCCATTTATCAGTTAATGTTCCTTTACCCCATTTAATTGAGTCTTCTAATATTCTAGAACCAATAGTAACAGATGCCATTCCTTTAGCCATTTCTGTCCATCTAGACATCATATTAATATACATAAAATTAAATTGAGAAGTTTTACCCATAGTACTTTCTAATTTGTTTACAAAGCCAAACATATCAGAAGGCATATCTGCAAATAACATTGCTCTTTGATTTGTAATCATATCAACAGCTTCACCAAAAGATTGAGCTTCTTTTTTACCCATTTTATAAATACCGTTCCCAATAACAGCTTCTGTTAACATTTCAAATTGAGTTCTAAATCCTCTTTGAATACCTGAAGTCATAATTACCCTAGCGACATCTGGAATTGCTGCTGCAAAACCTGTAAGCATAGTTAATGCGTTATAATGTTTCATTGATCTGAGTGCTACCGAAGTCCAATGATGAGGATTAGAAGGTAAACCATATGTACCTCGAAGCAATTCAACTGCTGCTTCAAGATCATTTAATACTTGATTTTTTTCTTTAACAAGTTTTAATCTTTTAGCTTTATCTTGAGTAAAGCCAATTCTCATATTATATTCTGCTGCTACTTGAAGTAAGCCAGGTTCAGTCATTGACTCGGCTTCATTTACATATTTATATCCCATACCAGCAGTATCACCATATTTTTTAGTTAATAAAATATCTGGAACTACTTGTCTGTAATATGCTTTTTGTAAAGCAAATATATCACCACCTATCATGTTAGCATTAAGTAATGCTATTTGAGCTTCAGAATCTAAATTTAAATTTCTAGCTCTTGTTGCTCTAGCATATCTAGCTCTATTATATAAAAATCTTTCATTAGCTATAAGCTCATTTAATTCTTTAATACCACCATTTTTAAGAGCTTCAGCTTTAACTAATAATTTATCCCATCTTCTTTTTTCAAATCTTACAAAAGGAAAATGACCAGATAAATCTTCTACTAATTTATTTAATTTAGCTTCATTCATAGTAATACCTTTACGATTTAAAAATTCTTTAATTATTTTTTTAAATAGTGCAGGATTTTTATCTATAGCTGATTTATTATAAATAATATTAATGTAATTTTGAACACCATCAGGATTGTTTTGAATATTTTTTAATCTTTCTATTAACTTTTCTAATTGTGCTTCTACTTGTGGTTTTGTCCAAATAGCTTTTTTACCATCAATTTGTGATTTAACTATTTTAGTAGTAGTACCTGTATCTTTAAACATTTGTAAAATACTTTCCATTGTTCTTATTTCTGCTAACACAGGTTCTTCTCTTAATTTATATTTTTGAATTTGTTTCATTAAAGGCCCATAAACTTTTTCTTCAGTAATTCTTGCTGCTTCTACAACAAAAGAATTACCTTTATATTCTTTACCTAAAATTCTAGCTCTAACTATTTCATTTGAAAATTGCGACATAGACATACCTTCTTTACTAAAAGAATTTCTCCAATTAATACCTACTTCTGTTACAGGTTTAGTTTGTCCAATACTTTCTAAATATCTTAAATATATATTTTTAATATCTTTCATACTTTCTATAACAGCTACTTCTTCCATTTTTAATTGTACTTCTAAAGATGGATTAACTGCTTGGAATCCCCAATCTCTTGTTGATTTTAATTTTAATAAAGGAGTATCTAAAATGTCAGACATCATTTTTCTTGCATTTGTTGACAATGATTTCATTGTTCTAAATACAGGAGTCCAAGGCCCTTCTTCTCCAAATTTAGAAAAATAACTTTTTACAAATGCTTCACCTTCTAATCTTTTACCTGGAGTAGATAAATTTTGTGCTTCTGTATTAACTTTAGCTCCTACTGATGATGGAGGAGTATCTAATTTTTTAGGATTAATTAATACACCATTTTCAAATACAGATTGAGTACCATCTATATTTTTAACTATCATTCTTTTAGATTCTTTATTAATAGTTGGAATCCAATCATTTGCTGATTTAACTGCTTTATCAACTACATGATTAGGAACAGGAGTAGTAAATTTATTTATTGCTGCTGGAATAACAAATGAAGCTAAACCAACAATAGGTACAAAGCTATCATCTCTAAAAGGATCTAGGTTTTGTTTTATTATTTCTTCTGTTGTTGCTGCCGTGCCAAATACTTTTGCACTACCACCTATAGCTCTACCAGCTTTAGTAAATAAAAAAAAAGATGAAGGATCTGCTAAAGATCCAGTTATTCTACCTAAAAAATAATAAGGTGATTCTTTTTCAATTGTAGCATTGTGTTTCATTCTTGCTAACAAGTCAGTTGTTTCTTGTGCACTTCTACTATAAACAAATTGATCTTTAATTAATTCATATCCTTCTAATTGAGGATCATTTTGATAGTCATAAGTAGCATCACCTTGATATTTTTGACCATTAACAATTTCGTCATATGCCATGTATAAAAGGTTTTCTTCTTTAAAACCTTCCCAAAAATCTGTTGCCCTTCCAACTAATGAAGTATCAAATTCTTTGAAATTATCTTCTGCTCTTTTTTGAGCATCTTGAGTAGTATATGCAGTTGTTTGAGAATATGAAATACCCATCTATCCTTTACCCCATGAACCAGCAAACATTTGATATGCTTCATTAACACCTTCATTAATATATATATCTAACATTAACATTGAGTCTGGGTAATAAGTATCAAATGCTCCTGTTTCTCCTGGAGCTGCATCATTACCTATTTTAGTTTTAATCATAAATTTAATGATACGAGATAGTTGATTTATATCTTGAAAATTAACCATATCTTCTTTTAATAAAGGAGAATTTTTTATAGCTTTTAAATAAAAATTTGCATCATTAGGTGCAAATGCTTTTATTAATTCTTCAATAGTAGGTGTATCTGATAATACTTTATCACCACCTTTTACTATAGTTGACATAGTAATCATTTTTTCAACTGCATTTTTAATACCATCTTTAGGATGAGCAAATACAGCAATACCATTATTGCCTTCTAAATCTAATGAGTTATCTCCTTCAGATTTTTTAGTTTCTAAAAGATTATTTGTTCTAATACCTAAAGGTAAACTATCATTATTATAATTTTCATTTGCAAAATGTTGATACATTAAACCTGCTTTATATTCTGTATTTTTTTGTTCATAAGGTGGGTATATAGATTCTAGTGCTTTTGATTTATTATCTAATTTTGTACTAGAATTTATTTTTTCAGAATAACTTTTTTTATCCCAATTCTTTTTATTACTAATAGCAATTTTTTCCATTTCTTTATCTACATCTTTAAAATTTTTTCCTAATAAAGAATATAAAAATCTAAATGGTTTTATTTCATTAGGTACATCATCTATTAATGGTACATCTACCATCCAAGACCAGTTACCTAAACTAATTAAACCTTTTTCAGTTGCATCTGAAAATTTATGTAATAAATATTTCCATTGAGGATCATCAGGTTTAAAATCACCTAATATTTTTTCCATAACAGAAACATTTTCATTAGCTATAGATTTTAATACATTTTCTTTAGTAGATGGTACATTTTTATCTTGATCTACATTTTCCCATCCGTCAGGTTGAAAATTTTCCCCAGGTTCTGTTATTTTTACAAACCCTCCTTGTCCATTTGGTATCTCAATACTATAAGTCATCTTTCCATTTTTCATTATTCCTGTAGGAGTAAATATAGGAAGTATATCGCCATCTTTTATTCTAGCTGCTATATCATCAAATTTAATTGGATCTCCATTTGCATCTATACCAAATACACCACTTTTTTTATCAAAATCACTTTGACTTTGATACCATGCGGAAAGCACAGGTAATACAGACCATGCTATTGTTGTGTCCCCCATATTAAATTCATTTTCAATACCAAATTTTGTTAAAGTATAATCATGTGTGTCCCATAACATTCCTTCTTCTTTACCTCTCCATGCTTTTTTAGTAAATTTACTTGGTGAATAATCTGCTTTTAATAATTTATTTAAAGCTGCAAAAGTAGCTCGAGAAATTACATCTTTATTATTTATATCTACATTAGAATCCATAGCCATAAGTTTTAATTCATTTTTTACATGAGCTATAAAATCTGCTTTAACACCTGGCCTCATATCTTCATATGGATTACTAGCAAACCAATGAAAACCATCTTCAAATAATATTTTTGAATATTTATTTTTGCTACCTTTTAAGATTTGACTTGTTAAAGACATATCTCTAGATACACTTTCTCTATAAGGTAATAACATTAGTTTCCACCATCTTTCATTACCATCTAAAGCTAATTCAATATTTTTTTCAAATTTACTTACATCAGAATTAATTTGTGTTTCAACACTTGTTTCAATTGCTTTTTTATCTTTAGTGTTCCATTTTTTAGCTAGTTCAATTATTTCAGCATCACCTAATGATCCTGCATTATTTGTTGACATATAATATAAAAAACTACTTGTATCTATATTGCTATGCCATCCACCAAACTCTCCACTAATATGATTGTAAAATTCTAATTTTTTTTTAAAAGCTAACATTGCACTTTCATGTTCTAAATTACCTGTATGAGTATTTAAATAATCTGTCCATGCTTTAGGTAAAGCACCTTGTTTTTCAAAAATGTCTTTAACTTTTAAGAAATTCATATCATTAACATCCATTATTTTAGATGGATCTAAAGCTACTCCATGTTCAAATAATATTTGTTCAAATGCTTTATTTCTTTCATCATTAGTTAAACCTACTGGTATTTTACCGTTCTTCATATCTGCTACATGTGATTGAATTTTATAAACTGAATTAATATGTTTTAAAACAACATCTTGATCTGATTTTTTAAGATGAGAATAATTTTCACTAATATATTTAGCAGGATTACTATTATTGCCATTCATAAAATTACTAAAGTGTAAACCATTTCCTATTTCAGTTTCAGCTTCAAATTTAAAAGAATTATTTACACCTAAATCTGATAATTTTTTTCCTCTCCAATTATTGTATTGAGTCCAGATTGCATCTGTAATTCTTTTTCTTGTTTCATCATCTTTAAACAATCCATTATATTTAACCATAATAGGATTATCTTCAGATATTTCATTTGAATCAATAGGCATTGGAATATTGCCTTTAATTAATTCATTAATATAATTAGCAGCATCTAAACTATTCATAGTAGTTAACATTCTAAAATGATTAGCAATTGCTAATGATTCAACTGCATCTGTTATATTTTTTTCATGAGATTCATTAGATATAAACTTATTACCTTCAACAAATTTTACTAAATTTTCATGAGAATGTTCATTTAAAATAAGCATATGTTTTGCAGTAGCATCATTAATATGACCTTGAGCTAAATTAATATCAGGATTTTCTGATGCAACTTTAATTGCAGCTTCTGCATTAGTATCGTTTTGTTTCCATATTTCATTATTGTTAAATAGTAATTCATTTTTATCATTTCTAAATTTATTATTAGTAGCATTAGAAATTAATGTTGCTCTTGCAGGCATTAACATAGAAGTAGCTTGTAACCTATATTCAGGTGGAACTTTTTCTAAAAGATTATTTACATAAGTAGTAACTGCTGTATTCATTCCATCTGGATCATTTCTAAATTCATTACTAAATTTTAGCATTTGATCACTTGTATCTTTTTGAAAATTTTGCCAATATTTAGCATCAGCTATTTGAGTAGCTTCATTTTCTAATCGTTTTATAGTTGGTTCAAAAGCCTCGTAAGCAATACCGAATTTGCTTTTAATTTGAACATGAGGAACTTCTGTATCAAATCCTTTTAGTTTAACTTTTTTTTCACCACGATCTAATGCCATATTATGCCTTGTCTATTTTTGCTTTTGTTTCTACTCCTGAACTAACTATACTTGCCCAACCACCAAATAATTCATTCTTTCTTTTGGATTTAGCTATCATAGCATTTAATGATAATTCATTTTGATCTGAAGATGCGTTAAGTCTAATAGTGCTAATATCTTTTTCAGCATATTTAGTTACCATATCTTGAATATTTAAAAATGATCTACTACCTAGAGTAAAACCACCACTAGCTTGTAATGCTCTATTAGAAGCATGTGACATTCTTAATTTATCAATTCTATCTTCTTCTTCTCGTTTAGCTTGTTCTGCTATTCTCATTATACGATCTTGATACCTTTGTTGTTCAATCTTTGCTTGTTTTTTAGTTTCTTTAATATCATGTAATTTTGAAATTGCTGTTATAGCAAACATTGTTACTGGATTAGAACTCATGCAAACACTACCTCCACTGACATACCCAAGATTTTAATTGGTAAAGGATCATCTTGGCTTATTGTTACTGTTGGACTTTTATCATAACCTAAAAAGAAAAATTCTTTTTTAGCTGTTACTGGAACGAGGTCAGAACCACCAGAGAAATTAACTTGTTGAATAACTAGAGCTTTAGAGGTGCTGTCTGCAGCTTTAATAGTCATGTCAAGGGTAGAGTTAAGATCCACGATGGCTCTTGAAATTCTTCTTGGAAGACCTGTTAATGGGCCTTCTGGTAATTCTTTATCTATAGGCATAGTTTCTAAAGTAGGTATATAATTAAATCCTACTTTAAGTCCAGTAGCTTTTGCTGAATTAATTAATGTAATTGTGTCCGAACCTGATACTGTAAATGTTCCAATTGAACTATTACCTTCAACTACATTAACAGATTCATTTGTATAAATTCCGTTTACTGTATGTAAGAAACCTTTAGTAAAAGTTACTACAGCATTATCAGATGGAGTTGCTGCTAAAGTTTTATCAAGAGTTAAACTATATTCTCCTGAACCATTATTAACTAAAGATTGAATAGTATATTCTGTTGCATTACCAGCAATAGTAAATGCTTCATTTACTTTAGGTGCTGAAGTTAATCCATCTATTACTATTACTGTTCCAGATTGTGAACCTCCATCAACAAGAGGTGTTCCTCTTTGATTTAAAGTTGAAGTAGTTTGACAATCTAATGTAGTACTATCATCATCAGCAAATTTTTCTAATGTATATACAGTTGAACTATTTAAAGATCTTTTGCCTATCATAATTAAATTTTCATTTAATGAAGCAATTGATTGTATACTATCACCTGTTCTTGTAAACCATTGTGTCCATCCTGCTATTTTTTCATCTCTTACAGAATGAAAAACAGAAAGTTTACCATTATGTGTTGCACCTCCATTTAAAAAAAAAGCATATTGTTCAGGTCTAGTATTATTACCTTTCATAATAGCCATTTCTTTTGGGCTATCAATTAAATGTTGAGCAAGAATAGATACAGCTGTAGATTTATATCCATCTTCTAAATCTGAATAAACAAATTCTCTAACTGCTTTACCTGTTTTTTGAATAAATCCTGTAGCTTGATCAAACATTTGTGGAGCTGTTCTAGATATTCCATATGGTGTTTGTCTTTGAATACTAACATTAGCTGGAGTAATAGTATTATCTGTAGAAGGAGGAATATAATATTCACCACCATCAGTAAATACTTGTAAGTCTTTTCCTGAAAATAAATGTCTAACTTCGTTAACAAGATTACCAGATATATCAGTATCTATTGCTTCATCATCTAATCCTGTACCAAGATCAAAATCAAAGTAATGACCAATTTGACTTGCCATTAAAGATGCAGGTCTAGATTTAACTCCACCTAACCAAAGTCTTGCATCATGAAAAGTTACTGCTTGAGGATAACCTCTTTTAGTAGATACTGTTTGTTCTTTCCAATCAGTATGTGGGCCAGTACTTCCCATATCTTCTATAATATGAATTGTAACTACTGTTGCAGAAGTATATCCAGTTATTTTACCTTGTTTTTTATTAATCTCTATGTAGTCACCTACTTGATTACTTGTAAATGTACTAGCACTTGCAGTAGCTGTTCTACCTGTACCTACTGAATTAGCAGATAAAGTAATTGTAACTCCACTATCAGCGTATTTATAAAATGGTTGTAATGATTTGTTAACGCCACCATTATTTATAGCAGTATTTTCATCAAATATAAAACCATCACAAGTAAATGAAGTTGCAGATTCTCTAAATATTCTTCTTGTTGGATTATCTCTATGAGTTACAAAAATTGTATCTCCTTGTTGAGCAAAATTTAATTCAAATAATTGAGCTGTTGTCCAATTACAATTTGTTGTATAATTACTTGTAAGAGCTGTACCACTTGTATTATATACATCCATTCTATTATTAGATAATACAATAATAGCTACTTCATCATCAGAAAATACAAATGGAATAATTCTAGATTCAGCAGGAAGTGTTGCTAAATAAGAAGTGCCTGGTCTTCTCATTAAACCACCTTCTGCTAATAAAGCAAAATTTTTACAGCTTTTAGCACCTTGAAAATAAGAAGGAACATCAGTACGAGTTGCTAATAATGGATTTAGTTCACCTGATGAAAAGTTTGTTAATACAGTCTTCAGTGTTCTTACCATTAGGCATCCGTTCTTGTAGATCTTCGTAGATTAATAAATCTATTTGTATCTAATACTTTTGTAGTAGTTTCAGAAGAATCAATATTTTTAGCAACAAGAAATTGTCTTTCAGATAATTCTTTAAATTGTTTAATCATTGCTGCATCTCTAGCAACTGAACCTGCAAAGATTGCTGCTAACTCATATTCTAAAGCTAGAATAAAATGAGGAGGAAAATATGATTCATCTACTCTGTAAATATAATCCATAATTAATTTACTTGTAGAACCATAAGTGTTTACATAAATATAATCTTGGTATCTAGCATATGGAATAACATAATCGTTTACTGTTATTGTATTGATTTGTAATACTTCTGGATTAGTAGGTACTTGATAAGCATAATCATATCTACCTACTGGAGTATTAGTTAATAATGAAATCTGTTTTTGATTAGTAGCAAATCTCCATTTATGTCTTGTTAGAGCTGCTCTTGTAATATCTTCGTATATGTTGTTGGCAACTAATGCTTCAGTACTTCCATCAGTAAAAGATGTTATAGGTTGAGCACCTATCATCACTAAAGCTCTTGCACATATATCTATCTTTGTTGTTGCCATAATTATAAAAAAAAATGACTTGGGGGATTGCTCCCCCAAATCGAAACTAGCACTATGCTAATTTTGCTGTAGTAACAGTAGTTGCACCAGAAGCTGAACTTACTACTAGTAAGTCAGATTCCATAGTACCACCTACACTTGCTGCAACAAGGATCATATCACCTTGTTTTAGCTCTGCGTAAGCACTATTAAAGTAACCACTTCCTACGATAGCTGATGTCGCATCTCCGTCAGTGTAAAACCAAAGAGAGTTGCCACCCATCTGAGCTACCTTTTTGATCGGATTGTCAGTTGCGTATGCCATGTTATATTATCTCCTTAATTATTACTCTGCACAAAGTTGGACTCTTGCAGCATCGCCATCAATTTCTACTGCACCTAAAGATAACATAGATGTTATTAGGTGAGATACTTTCTCAGGGATGTAGTTAACTTCAGTTCTTACATCAGATCCAATTCCAGCACCAACTGCTGATTTATGGAAGCATAATGTTTTTCTGTCCGAAGATGGTTTTGATAAACCAGAGTGTACGAAGAACAAAAATCCCATCCATCTCTTAGCAGTAATACCACCAGGGAATGGAAGATCATTCGGCCCTACATATTCAACTCTAGAAAATTGATCTATTGATAATAGATCTGACCATTGTTTCGGCCCAACTACCCAGTATCTCTGACCATCGTCAGGAACATCATTTCCGTTAAATACTTCCATCATGTTCTTTGCTTTGATCAAAGACATACCAGTAGCCGAACTGTTTACATTATTAGCGATAGATGTTGCACCATCAAGTACATCGATAAGCACTTGGTCAGTTTTTCTACCTAGTGCATACGCTGCTGATTGAGCTACAACTTGTCTTTCGTCAATGTTTACCTTTAACTCGTCAAGTTTGTCAACATAGTCTGCTGCGTAGTAATCAGTTAAAGTTGCTGACACATTGCTGTGAGCTAGATCCATTGCAACTACTTCAGCATGTCTTGCTTTAGTGTTTGCAGAACCTTTTGCAACTTTTTGAAACTTAACAGTAGAACCATTGACACCATTAACTGTTCTAACTAAATTTTTCAATTTGCTTCCCATTCTTTGGTAAGCCATATGAACTTCAGCTTCGAACTGCGTTATAAAGGCATTAGTTATAGATGTTGCCATTGCATGTCCTTATTTGTTAGTTGTTATTATTAACCGATTATCTTTTAATGCAGAGGATTGTTGTCCAGTTAAGGGCAATCATTGAACATTTCAAAGGTCTTGAGATTATTAATATTGGATAACTAACAATGTAAGCAACGCACAATTATATCCATGTTTTAGGAATAGTGATAACTTCTCCAAATTCTATTTCACCTTTTTCGTCATGAGAATAAGTACCAAAAAGAGTAATATAATCATCTGTATCTTTATAAACCCAAAAGTCGCCTGTTACGCAGTTTGCAGGTCTAGCAGCATCAATATCTTTCTCACTGATCCAACCTGTTTGACTAACGCAATCAAGCCACTTTATAGGTTTTTTAAGTTTTTTGTATTTAAACTTAACCTGGTTTTTGTCCTTTGTATGCCTTCTCATATAACTCCGTTACTCGTCTTACATATGCAGGATCTCTCCTTGAACTGTCATAGTATCTAGGATCGTTTAACATTGATTTAAGATCATCAATGTTTGCAGAAACATCTACTTGTGTTTGAGATGTAGGCATACTGCTATCCTTGGTTAGTTTCATTACTTCTTCAAGAGCTTTAACTCCATCAGCTGTAGAAGCAAAATCAGCTACTGATTTATAAGCATCTGGACTTAAATGTTTTTTAGACCACATGTTTGCAGCTTCTATTCTTTCCTTACCAGCATCTCCAAGTTTTTGTCTTTCAAGCTCTGGATTAGGAAGGTTTGCTGTTGCATTTTCTACAAATGCTTGGACTCCTGAATCATATTGTTCTTGAGTTAATCCTGCTTCTTTAGCAGTTTTACCCCACCATTGAACAATAGGCATATCTTCTGAAATAGATACTTTAGTATTTTCATCTAGTTCAGGTACAGTTAACTTATAAGTTTCAGGAACCTTGCTTAATCTTTCTGTTTCAAGATCAGTTCTGATTTGCTTTGTTAAGTCTTCTGTTCTTGAACCTAATTTAGATTCAAGTGTGTTATATGAAGAAGCTAAATTTTCTATATTAACTTCTTGTTTGTTAGCATCCCAAAACTTATCCTGAACAAATTCAGGTTTAGTTACCTCTGAAGGTACTTCAGTGGCGATTGGTGCTGCACTATTAGCATTATCATCTGCCATCGTTTTCTCCTTTTTTTATGCGTGTGTTAATAATTCCAACTAGAAATCGCATACCTTCTAAATGGAATAATCTGTTGCCATCTATATTTGGCCCAGCAACAGCTTCTATTGTGATTGATTTCAAATAGTCTAAAACTTTTTTACCTTCATCTCCTTTAAAGACATTGGCAAAATGTTTATTTAATATAAGATCATCTGCTTCAGATCTTATATAACCGTCTATACTATTTGCTATCTTGGGCTTCTCTTTCTTAAGGTCTTTCCAAGCCATAACTACGCTCCTGGTGGAGCTTCACCTCCTTCTGGTGTTTGTTGCATTTGTTGTAAACTATTAACTAGTTCTTTTTGCTCTTGTTCATTTCTAATTAACTTTTCTGGTAAGTTCATTTTTTCAGCTAAATATTTTGCAGTTTCATTTTGATCCACAATTAAATTAATCATTTGTGGGCCAAATGTTCCAGCAATTATTTCGTTGAATCTAGTCACATCAGTAACATCTTGCATATGTTGAGCTTGTGCTAAAGGTGAACGAGGAGCTACTTTAACTTCCCTACCGTTTACTTTAGGGATTTCTATTCTACCCTGTTTGGATAAAATTCTAATTATTCTTCTTAATAATGGATTTATTAATTCAGATTGAAGTCTACCAAAAGATGAACCTATCTGTCTAGATAGATCTGCCATTCTTTCAGAAACTTCTGTTGCTGTCATAGGTGTTCCTTCAGGTCTACCTAATGCTTCCATGTATAATGCTTTTTTAATATTCTGACGCATATCATTTAATACTAATTGAGCTACATCAAAATTAGATGCTGATTGAATTGGTAATAAACCTTTAGAACCTGGAGCTACAGGTATTAAAGATCCAGGAACAAGTGAAATGTTATCAGGATTAATTACACCATCATCTTCATAAGTATATACTCCAGATACAGACATCTGTGCATTTTGTAATATTAATTCTATTGTAAGGTTGCAAGTTTTAATAGCACCCATTGCATTAAATACTGGGCCTCTACCATATACTTCACCTGATGCTTTGTTCCATCTAAATACTAAATAAGGATTAGAACCTTCACCTTCATATTCTTCTTCTAATAAAATATGTTTAGGATTTTCTAATACTACACACATTTTATATTTTTCTACATTATCTTCGTGTATTTTATATATAGCTTCTATTATTTTAATTTTTTTCTTTTGTTTTAAAGGATCAAAATTTTCAGGTATTATAGCTCTAGGATATAAAATATTTATTTCATGAGGTTTACAATGTCTAGTTCTGTAAACAGAATCTATAGCACCATCTGGGCCAGTGTTTAAACAAACTCTTGTTAATGGTACTGCTGAAAATTTAATTGGGTTTACAGCATCACCTTCTTCAACAAGCATAACGCCTGTACCAATTGCAAGATCCATAAATGCTTCATGAATCTCTTGATTAAAATTAGATGATTGTAATACTTGAAATACATAGTCAGTAATTTTATCTAACTCTAAATTAATAAATGGTCTATTCTGTTCTGGTATTTCTGTACCAGCTTGGAAGTCTGCCCATCTAGCAAAAGTAGGAACAATACCTGCTTGTAATCTAGATGCAAATTCTTGTACTCCAACTACAGCAGTTTCGTCAAAAATTTTATCTGTTCTTTTTTGACCAGGAGCTTCTTCATAAAATGATTCTCTATTAGGAAGACAATATTCATATGCTTCTTCAAATCTATCTTTCCAATAGTCTTTTATATTTTTAGCTTCCTTATATTTTTTAAGGATAGCTGTTGCTTTGTCCTGTCCACCATAATCTGGTGCATCTGCTGTTTCTATATATTCCATTTACTTTTTCTTTTTATTTTTTTCCTTACCAAGTCTGTCCATTTCTTTTTCAACAGAACCTGGGCCATAAATAAAATCAATTTGTGCATCAGTAGCAGGATAATGATCTCCGTGTTTTTCTTTACCTTCTTTGATCTTTTTTGCTATCCATGCTTTAGTATGCCATGTTTCATGTGCCATTGTTTTCTCCTTTTAGTTAAAAAAACCTCTTTTACCTTCATTGGCAAATAGAGATCTTGAGGTTGTTACCGAAAGTCTTTTCTTTTTAGAATAATCTGCTTGTTCATCAGCTGCTTGATCTTTTTTTTCAGCATCAACATTTTCTTGTAAAATTTGTGTTTCAGATTTTTGTTGAACATCATTATCATTGCCACCCATCCAAACTTCTTTAGTAGTATATGTTCCATCTGCTTTTTTATGTTTAACAGTTTCTTTTCTCCATCCACCTGTAGGATTTCCATAAGCATCTGTTTTACCAGACATTCTATTAGACATATAAGAATCATAAACTTTTTCTTGTTCAGCTGAACTTAAATTTTTAAATTCTGATTTAGTATAACCAATATTACTTTTAGATCTTTTAGATGATAAAACTTTTTCAGTAAAATATTCTCTTGTTTTTACAGAACCTGCATTTGTCCATGCTAATGTAGCATTACCTATAGCATTAATTACTAATGAACCAGTTTTTACTTCGTCTATTTGACCAGCTTTATGAAATTTTTCTAATTTTTGACCTTCTATTTTATCTTTTAATTCAGTGTCAACACCTATATATTTACCACCTTTGTAAGTTTTAAAAGTAGAACCCTTTTTTACTCCAGCTTGTTGTTTTCTGTCGTAAGTAGATTGTCCATCTCCTGAATTACCTTTGTTACCATCGTTTGACATTAATCAATATCCTCGTCATCAAAGTCATCAAAGTCTTCCCCTGATATAACTTTTTTTAATTTGTCCATGACATCATCCTCTTGAGCATGTAAGTCTTCTAATTCTTCAATAAGTTCTTCAGCTGTCTTTGGTTTCTCTGCCATTATTTATCCTAGGTTTTTTCCAAAATGACTTATATCCAGCTTTTATCAACGCACAATATAGTTGGTAAGGAGTAATGATCCACCACCTATAGAACCCTATCAATCTCATAATAAATGATACACAGCTTAATTCTTTAATCCTCATAAGATGCCAATCATCTTTAATAGGACATACAAGAATCTCATAGTCATATAGGTATTGTAAAAACTTTTGACAATCTTCTTGGCTTACTACTTCTGTTCTAATACCTGCGTGTGTAAAATGCAGGTGTTCCCACATATCATGTTTAGGTATATATTTTAAAGCTCCACAATGAGCAAAGCCAGTAGGTGGCTTCCACCACCAGATCCATTTAGCATATCTGGTAGTTCTTGTGTTATGAAAATATATTAACCATTCCTCTTGAACAGATCCCATACTTTCCTTTTTTTTGTTCTTTGTCCAGCAAATACATCCCATTCCTTTTTTACTACAGTAGGTTTATTTCGTGATTTACCTGATAGTAAAGTTCTACCTTCTCCAGCACCCATCATTAAATATTGGAGTGCATCATGAACATGGGAGTATCTATTCTTAAATGGCTTCTCATCATATCTATCTCCAGATGTTTGAAGTCTTCTATAATGATAACCACCATTAAATCCTTTTTTAAGATTGATACATTGTGGATCTAGAACAAATCCTGCCTTTCCATCGATTAGTCTTTGTAGAGCTGTATCTACAGATTCAATTCTTAAAGCTACATCATTGGAAGGTGCAGGTACAGCTTTTAAACCATAGTTTCTCATAATTGAGAAGGGAGTTCTTTCATCCGTTTGAGATCTAAAATCTCCAGCAGGATCTCCATATATTTGTATATCATGACCTTTATAATTTTTAGCAATCTCTCCTCGAAGTAATTCTGAAAATCTCATAACTCCCATATCAAAACAAACAAGCTCATTTAATATATTCCATCTACCTAAAGCAGTTCTTTGTGCAAAGACAGCTGCAGGTGTTAATCCAAAGTCAATTCCTATAAATATAGGTTGGCTTATTGTCATACTTAATTTATCTTTAGATACATGTAGTTCTTGTTTAAAGTTTGGATATACAGGTTTACCTTCTTCTATAGCACCTAGTTTATTTAAAACATAAACATCTATCCATCCCTTTGTTTTACCTCTAATAATATTAGGATAATATTTTGGGGTTAGGTTTTTTTTATTTTCTGCATTGTCATTATTGTCATATGCAGTTGTATACCCATCCTTATCTTTCTTTTCTAACATAGCAGGAGGTTGAGTATGAAAGCTCCAGTTATCAGGTTTGATTAACATCAGAGCTTCATCACGAGATATATGATCTGGTACTGGAACATCACCTGCCATTATCGGCCACCAATGATCTTCTTCAGGAGCATTAGTGTCTGCTATGACTCCATACCATGTAGCACCACCATCTCTCATAGATGGGAATCTTCCTACCCTCATAGTACAAGCATCTATAATTGATTTCGGAATCTCTCTCGCTTCGTTTACCCATACTCCAGTTAATTCTAAAGATAGTAGTTTCTTAACATCTTCAGGTCTATCAAGAGCTAAAAATATAACTTCTATTTCTAAATCACCTTTATGTATTCTATGAGTATATGGTACTGACCAAGCAAAATCTCCCCACTTATCTTCAGGAAACCAATCTAACCAAGTTTTAATTGTTGTTGTTTTTAATTGGGGATTAGTATTTCTAATTACTGCCCATCTAGATTTTCTTTTACCTTCAGCGTTTTTTTGTTGAAGTATAGCTCTACGGAATATTTCAATACAACAAGCTACTGATTTACCAGAACCTACTGGCCCTCTCAATCCTCTAAAGAAGTCTTCTGACTTCATAAAGGTTTTTAATATATCACCTTCAGGTTTATATTGAAAATTAATCGACATTAGTTCCTACATTTGCTTTTAACATTTTATAAATTGTTTCCTCACCAAATGCTTCAATGAGTTTATCAGCTTCATAATCTGTTATCATATGTGTAGGATAATAACTTAAGTGTGTTTTTTTTACAATCTTTCTTAATCTTCTTCTATCTTTCAAACTTAAATTATTGAGGAACGACATTCTTGTACCTTTACTTGTAGTATTACATTTTTTAAGATTTCTGCTTCTGTACCATATTTCTTTTCAAAATTTTTTTTATCCAAATGAATCCCTGTATTTCCTTGATGGTGTTCATGGCATAATGGAATAACTTCAAAATGGGAGCTTCTTCTTCCCATACCTACATTACCTTTTCCATTATTTCTTATATGGTGTAAAGTTGCAGGTCTTTGACAGACAAAGCAACCCAATTGGGCTACCTTGTCCATCCATATCTTTTCTTGTTTAGTAGCCACTAGACTTCGGCTTGGGCTTCGGTTTCGGTTTGGATTTTGGTTTGTTTGGCTTCTTCGTAGGTTTTTTCATTGATCTCCTCATATGTTGCTCTGCAGCCATCAGGGATAGCAGCACTTGCTTTTTGCATTGCAATAATATCATTTTCTGCCTTATAGTAAATTTCTTTTTTTAATATATCGTTTCCCCATATTAGTACCTTATAATACATATGTTCCTTTCATAATTGTGGAACGGAGAGGTCTAGCAGATATTAATTAAAATAAAAACGCACCAATGATAAATCCAGCAATTGCGAATACAATCTCTCTACGATTGTGTAATTGCCAAACCATGAATTTGTCGATATATTTTTTCAAATTAGAATATTTTTAAACCACTTTTTCTCATAGCATTAATCTGTATTCTTTTCATATCTCCTGAACCAGGAGCTTTTCTTATATAAATTTTTTCATTTTTAGACAGATTAACTATTTTTGGAGCTTTCCAAGTACTTTTTAAAAAATCTTTTTTTCCAGACATAACCTATTCCTACCAAATATATGCTTTTTTGTAAAACGCACATTATTTCCCCTGTTTATTATATGGCTTAAAGTTTCTTTTCTTGGATTTATTCATGGAACTGAACTTTGGCCTTCTACTAGCTTGACTAGTCTTTTTGTACTTTGCCCTAGTTTCATGGGCAACCTTTTCAGTATTAAATTTTTTTCTAGCCATATTACTATGCTAACGAATATTTAATGGTTTTCAAGAAGTACTTAAAATAACCCTTATTGTGTGAATGACTCCACTAGTCATCTAGACGATGGTGTTTTTGCCCCCACCCCTCCTTTGAGTGGTGTGGTCAAATTGTCGGTAGTACCGACATCGTTTTAAGACAGGTCGATATTGATCTTGATATCGCCCTGAATATTATGAGCCACCTTGTCAGGTGCTCTTAATCCTACTCTGTCTAGTATGTCCCTACTAGCTTCTAGTTGAACATACTCACTTCTCGCTCCTGATGACAGGTCGATAAGTTTCCTAGACGCACTTACTGCACCAAGTCCCAGTGTTCTAGCTATACTCTGTTGCATATAACTCTGTACCTTTGGTAATCGTAGTGTGCGACTTGCACTTACTCTCCCTGCTTCTTCGCTTCCTTTACTTGAATATCCTGCTGTTTTAGCTGCATCCTTGATGCTACAACCAGTTGTTACGATGGTATCAACTAGCTTCTTCTGTTTCTCTGTTAGATCACTCATATAACGCTTTTATTATTCTACCCCTAACTGTTCGTAGTGGTAGAATTTCTCCTTGTCAAGAGTTATATTAGCACTTTAGTAGATGTTGCTACGCACAACACTATATCTAGTATTGGGCAAGAACCTACGGTTCTTACGATCTCCCTGTCCTCGGTCGTAGACTCCCTTCGGTGCGTTTTAAAGAACGCCACTCGCCGTGGCATGGCACACGGATTCACCTAGCGTAACAAGGACTCCCCTTCGCTTGTCGCCAACATAATAGGTTGGCTAAATGCAACATAGGTGTCGGCAAACTCGCCAACACTCTGTCGCATTTCCAAGCAAGGTATCCCCTCGTTCTTGCACGGTGTCCGTGTATTGGACATTTATTAACAATAACTAGGAGGATAATATGAAGATAATATCTGAAAGAGCTAAAGAGTTAATAGCTTATTTTAAGATTCGTGAAGATAGCGATAAAATCAAGCGAGTTGAGGAGTTAGCTATTAAAAGAGATGTAGCTGAATCGGTAAATGATACTGATGAAGTTGCAATCATAGATAGTGAGTTAACTAACTATGGTGAAGTTAAACTAATAAATAAAAAAGGAGTATAATATGTCAGCTGAAACATACAGAGATGATCCAGATAGCAGAATAGCTAATATGGAAATAGTATTAGATGAGAATGAATCTAATATAGCAACTAGCATAAATGCAATGTTAGACAGCACAATCGGTACTTTCGTAGATTGTAAAGATTGGTCTAAAATTGCAGAGTGGAATTTTGATTCCATTTATGGTGGTTGGAACAAACACAATGAGATGTGTAATATGTCTTTAGACAAAACTAAAGAGAATATTAGACAAGCTACAAGAGATGATGTTGGTACTGAAATTACCAAGAATAAATTATCATCTTTGAAGTTTATCATTGAAGCACAACAATTAAATTGCAGAAGATCGCAGTTTATTGTTGATACATTAGAGTCTTGGTACAAAAAGACTTTTGATAAATCTTATGTTCCTAGAGGTAGTAGAAAAAATGCTACTGATAGTAAGGATGTTGATGTTGCTGAAAAAAGCATGTTAAAATCTGAACTATTAAAACTAGTTAAATAGTTAAAATTAAGCCCTGTCCTACTAGTTAGGATGGGGCTTTTTTTATCGTCTTTAGAACGATTCTAAAAAGACGAAGGCAAAAAACCATAATTGGAAGGTGATTCCGAATGGCATTGACCTTACAATTGATAAGTGTATAATAAATAAATATAGAAAGAGGTAAACAATGTGGAATAAAGTACAAAATTGGCTAATGAATGTATTAGCTAAATGGATATGGATAATAATTATGTTTCCTATCCGTGCTTTTATAGGTCTATGTATTGCTATCAGCAAACATATGCCAGAAAAAGTAGAAGTTCCTTATGAAATAAGAAAAAAGGATAAAGAACCAAATGGAGCTAAACAATGGTTTTAGGTCTATTTATATTAGGAATAGTAGTAATTGGTATTCTTTCATACTTGGGAATGAAAGGAACAGGTGCACTATGAGTTGGGAATTAGCATTTTATAATTTTGCAATATGCTTAATTGTATTTATATTTTTAACTTTAGTAGGTGTATTATGAGTAGTATAGATTTTTACTGCTGTGTGTTATTTCTATTTGTGATGATAATTATGATTATAACTTTATGAAGTTATTTATAATTACATCAATTTTATATGGAATAATAATATTAACATTAGCTATTAACAAAGGAATGATATGAACCATAGAGTATTAAATAGAGCTATTGCATTTTCAAAAGGTAAAAGAGTTATGACAACTATCTCTGTACCAAATGCAAAAGCAGAAGATCCAGCTAAATATAAAAAGCTATACGGAAGTAAAGCAGTTTATAAAAAGATGGGAATTGAATATGTTAAACCTTTTATAAGAGTCCAAGCAATGACTCCACAGGAGGTTTAAATGGGTAAAGCTAAAGATGTCTTTTTAGACAAATTAGAAGCATTACAAACTGAATATGCTGAATGTAAGATTGATACCGAGCAATTTGAAAAAAGTTTAAAAGAACTTGGAATTACTTCGGAAGAAGAAATCTTATTTGAAAAATTAGACGCAGAAGAAGCTCGTTATAATTTTAAAATGGATTCAGCAAAATTGAAAAATTTTTATAAATAAATGTATTGTGTAATTTGGTCTAAAAAAAAAGAAGACAATTGGAGTTTGTTTAGCAATAATTGTTTTATATTAGAAAAAGAAGCTACCGAATTTGCTAATAAACAAAAATCGAGAACTCATAAATTTAAAGTAGCTCGGATGGAGGACTGGTTCTAATGGAACTTATAATATTAAATGATGGAACATATCAGTTAATAGAAGTTACTAAACAAATGTTATCTGATGTTAAACTATATAACACCAGTAATATAAATTGTTTTGATCTATGTGATATTATTAGATTAAAATTAACTACATATCACGAAACATGGAATATTCATATTATGAATAATGGTAGTGGATATTTTTACGGATGTTTATGTAGATAAAGGAGAATATATGAAAGTAAAAGATAATATTTTAAAAGATATTGTTAAAAAAAGTTTAAAAGGAAAAGATCCTTCTAAATCTCATACAATAGAAGTTAAAATAAAACCAAGTAAGTTTACTTGGAAAGAACATAATAAATGGTTAAGCACTTTTACGGATTGTAAAACTGTTTATTCTGAAAATAAACAAACAAAGAGGAAACGAAATGTCAAATAATAAAATATACACAACTAAAGATCTTAACCAGTTTAAGTTTTTAAAAGGTAATAGATCAGTACAAGAAACATGGGTGCGTAAATTAGCAGAATTAATTAAAGAAAATGATCTGCAAATACCTATTATTGTAGATGATAAAATGCGTGTCCAAGATGGACAACATAGATTGGAAGCATATAAACTATGTGGCTTTCCAATATCTTATATCATCAAAGATAACTTTACTCTTGAAACAGTAAGAGAAGTTAATGCTAATGCTAAAAAATGGGCAATGACAGATTATATGATGTCATTTGTTAAACTTGGTAATAGAGAATATCAACTATTAGAATGGTTTGTTAAAACTTACGAGTTTTCAATAGTAGCATCTGTATCTATGTTAAATGATAAAGGATATGTTGATAGTAAGATTCTTAAAGATTTCAAAAAAGGTGGTTTTGTAATTAAAGATTTAGAATGGGGAAAAACTCAAGCTAGACGATTGAAATGGATAGGTGAATTTTTCCAGTATTATAAAAAGAGAAACTTTATATCTGCAATGTTATCTTGTTATCAAAACAAAACTTTTAAATGGGAAATATTTAAAAAGAGATTAGAAAACAATTCTTCTAAATTGAAAAATCAAGGTAGTAGAAATGATTTCATAGTAAACATTGAAAGAATTTATAATATAGGAACAGCTGATAAGAATAAAATCAGATTGGATCTATATGATTATAAAAGATAATTGCCGTTAGGAGTTAGCTCCCTAATGTTAAGCCCTAGTTAACTGTTAAACAATTGCTGCTGGGCTTCAATGCAATCTCCAAAATCCCAGTTATGGGTATATTAAATACACGGAGTAATGGGTTTGATCCCCACTTTGCGTGGGGATCGACTCGATATGAAAGAAAGAAAGAGGTCTTATGCAAACAAATATAGAAGCGATGCCGAACAATCTACTCACAATAGATAAAAGTGCGTATTTTGAAGTTGAGAAAAAACAGTTATTTTATAATTCAAATGATTATAATGACGAAGGAGATAAACCAGTAAATAGATATGCTTTAGTAAGAAAAGATACAAGTAAATTACTTGGTATTCATTCTGATGATTACATAGTTAGACCATATTCTGATTTAGCAGAAAAGGTTAACGAAGTAATTATGGAAGCTGTACCTGATATTTATAAATGGAAAATTACAACAGAAGATTGGGTATATGCTGATGGTAAAAAATACCGAAGGAATATAAATTTTTGGAATAAACAAATATATTTAGACTCTAATAAAAGAGCTAATGAATGTATTATTCCATCAGTAAGAATTTACTCATCACTTGATGGACAATGGGGACAACAAATTATGTTTTCTTCAATCTATATGTGGTGTTTAAATGGAATGGTAAGACCTGATTGGACATTTACTGTTTATAATAAACATAGTTCCAAACAGGATATTACTTATAGCGTTTCTGAATTTCGTGATGGTTTAGAAAGCCATAAAGAAATGGGAGATGAAATGTTTAAAATGATGCAAAAGAAAGTGAAGGTAGCTGATGTTACGGAATGTTACAGAAAAACCCTGGCTAACACAAATAAAAGAAATCTCGATATCGATAATAACAGTGTCATTGTTATGCGTGATTTGGACTCTTTATGGAGTAAGTATGTTGCTAAATATGGCAATACAGTTTTTGCGGTTTATCAAACTGCAACTGACTGGGCAACACATCCAATCACCAGAGGAGCAGTTTACAATGTTTCGAGAAAAAGAGAGAAACAAGTAGCTGAAATGATGCAATCTAAATATTGGGAGAATATGTATGGCTAATTGTTATTACCACGCAAAATCAAGTGTGAAAAGATGGGGTGGTACTACTGATGATTATCAGAAGATCCATGATTGGATGGATGAAAGTAAAAAACTTTCTACCCACTTTGCACATAGAGCATTAAGACATCATGCTGAAGGATGTTTTGCTGCCGAAAAAGAATTTGGTCATACGATAACGAATAGCGATGGTAAAGCTGTTCCTGTACGACTAATAGTAGAGAAACATATTGTCGAAGATCTAGGATGGATTCCGAGCTTTGATGATTGGATTAAACAAATAAAACTAACAAGTTGGATGGTGAAAGGGCAACATAAATTATGACAAGAGCACATGATATAACATTAGTAGGAACAACATTTGATACCGATGCTGAAGATAAAAAATGGTGGGACTACGAAGAAGAACAGCGAAGATTTGCTGAACAAGTAGAAAAGAAAAACTCAAATATACTTAAACCTATATTTGAGAAAATGGTTGAACAAAAAGTACATAGACTTGAAGTACCATTTTCAGGTGGTGGTGATTGTGGTGGATTTGATGGAACTATTACTTACTTTAATGAAACAGATAAAGAAATAGAAGTTAATCATTCCAAATTAAATCCTGATGGATGGAGAACTCATTACATTCCATTAATACACAAAGTACCAACTAAAACTAAAGGTAAATCTATATGTCAAATCTTTGAATATCAATATACAGATTACAAAGATTTAAATGTAACTACAGATTGGTTATTAAGTAGATTTTATGAGTTTGGATTTTTAAATGAATGGGGATCATTTGCTGGTGAATATCATGTTTCTGGCGTAGTTAAAATCTGGCCAAAAACAGGAGCATGGCAAATGCCATATGATCAATCAGTTGAAGAATATGAAAGTAATGAATCAGAAGGGAGTATGTTTGATGAACAGGGGAACGCCACTCAAACTCAAGACAATAATTAATTTGTCAAGAGTTTTAGGAAATACAATTCCATGTGATATGGATGAACAGCTTAAAGAAAAATATCTATCCGAAAGCAAAGGTGAATGGATAGAGATTGGTGAAATGGATATAATACATTTTATCAGAGCTTTTAATAAACGACATGATAAATCTACTAAAAAAGTAAAAAATTATGTAGAAGAATTATTAAAATCAATGGAGATACCGTATGAAACTAGATGATATAGAAAAAGCAGTTGATTATTTAGCACGAACTGATGAAACTCATGCAGAGTTAACAGCTAGTCAAGAGTCAATGAAAGATGCCGAGAAACATACTAAAGGTAAATATGTTATGGAACATAGTGATTTACCTGTTTCAAAAGCAGAACACTCTTATTATGCTAGTCAAGATTTTGTTGAAATAATGAAATTAAAAAGAGAAGGACATAAGCATTTAAAAGAGTTGACAAATAAACGACAAACTGCTGTATTGCGTATCGAAATATGGAGAACACTTGAAGCATCTAGAAGGAAAGGAAATGTATAATGCCTAAACCAGATCTATACAGAATAGATGTTCTATATGTTGCTAATAGAATTAAAGATATGGAACAAACTAAAAACGAAAAACAATTAAGAAAACTTGTTACCGAATTTAAAGAGGAATTAGTTTACAATATTGGAATTGATAAATTAATTGAATATAATGGATTTTAAACATGTTTATTCTATGGCTAGAAAAGCTGCCGAATTTGAAGGACTTACAAATAAAGAGTTTATCATATACCGTACTGCATTTAGAAATGGTTTTAGATCAGGTGCAGCACTTCGTCAAAAAATTAAAAAAATTATCATACCTAATAGACCAGCAGATATTCCAGCTGGGCCAGTTATTAATAATCAAAAAATAGTAGAAACAATTTACAATGTAGTAGTTAACTATTTTAAAGTTTCTAAAGTTGAATTAATAGGTAAAGCTAGAGATCAGTATTTAGTGATACCGAGATCTATGATAGCGAATTTAATGAGAGAATGTACTGCTTTATCTTTTCCAGAAATTTCTAGAATAATGAATAGAGATCATACAAGCTGTATTCATTATGTTAAAACAAGAATTGGGAGTTCTTCCTTTTGGAAAATTCCTAATAACCACAAAGTATATAACTATTTAAAAACAGAGGTGTTAAATGAAACAAGTAAGAAATAAATCAAATTATTTAATCGGATGGAATATTAAACGATTACGAAAGCAATCTAAACTCACACAATCTAATTTAGGGGATCAGTTGGGAGTAACTTTCCAACAAATTCAAAAAATAGAGAAAGGTATTAATAGAGTTTTTGCACATCAATTACTTCATTTATGTAAAGAAAATCAATGGGATATTAACGAATTTATGGCATTGGAGTCATCCATAGAAGCCCATAATAGCTAGTTATAATAGAAGATAGCTATCGACTAGTGCCCAAGCGTTGTCAGATCGAGAGGGATGGCAACGCACATTGGGTGTTGACATTTTGTTCTTTGTGCGTATGTTTGAATTATGGCAAATCAAGAAGCATTGGGGCCAATATTCCATAACCAAGTTATTCCTCAATTTGTTAATGCGAGGAAAGCTAAAGGTATATCTCAATTAGAAATGGATGAAGTTTTAGGGGTAGCTAAAGGTTTAGTTTCTAAATGGGAGTGTGGAATCCGGAAGCCGAGTGGTTGGCTATTCTGTTGTTGGGCAGATGCTCTAGATATGCAAATAACATTAACTCCAAAAGGTGCAAATACATGACAATAAATCCAGACTTTGATCAACATCAAGTTACTAATGATCCTATTGTCAACAAGGTTGTAGATATAGTTATGAAACGACACATGCAAGGCATGGAGAAGTTTGGTAAAACTATGGACTCTAACGAAAGACCTTTAGATCAATGGATAGACGAAACAATTGAAGAATTGTTAGATGCTGTCCACTATCTCGTTAAAGCTAAAACGATAACGGATAAATTTAAAGCTAAAGAAAAAGAGTTACAAGGACTTGTTGATAAATTTAAGGAAGGAACATTTGTAGATGATAAAGGATCTGAAGCCGAAAAGTAAAATAGATTATTCAGCTCCCCACAACAGAACTATGTTCTTCCGTATGAGGTTGCTTAAATTTTATAAGCAAATCGAATACGATGAAGACATATATGTTGCGACAGCTAATAAGATATTGCATGGTACTTTGCCATGGGAATATGTAAATAAAATAGAAAAGTTGAGGTTGAAACATGAAAAAGAGAAAAAAGAAAGGTGGCAAAAACTCAAAAAGACAAAAGCCGAAAGTCTTGGTCTTAAAGTTAGATCCATCGTTAATAAGTTTACTGGAAGATATAAAAAAACTTAAAGATAAACAATATTGGAAAGTTGGAGGTACAATATGAAAAAACTAGAAAGATGGTTTTATCTACAATTACAATTGATGTTAAAAGGTTATTTTAAAAGAGGTAATGCTTATTTTACATATAATGAAATATATAATGAAAAAATAGGAGAATAAATGAAAAAAGACTTTGATAGGAAACAAGGAATAGGTGGTTCTGATGCCACTAGGTTATACAAAGGTGATTGGTATGAACTATGGCAAGAAAAGACAGGTGAAACCGAAGGTGCTGATTTAAGCGATGTATTACCAGTACAAATGGGAATACATACTGAAGACTTTAATATAAGATGGTTTGAAAAACAAACTGGTATGAAAGTAGATGGTAAGCAAGAAACATTTTTTCATAATAAATATCCATATATGTATGCACATGTAGATGGTTTAATTTACCCAGAACATTATGGTGGTGATGAACCTACTATTATAAATAAAGGTAGTGAAGATGTAACTTTATTAGAATGTAAACATACAAATGCTTTTAGTAATCCAAAAAAAGTTGCAGATAATTATAAAGCACAATTGCAACATTATTTAATGGTTACAGGTTATCCTAAAATTTATGTTTCTATGTTCTTTGGTAATATGAAATATGAAGTTATGGAAGTAACTGAAGATAAAGAATTTCAAGATCAATTAGAAAATGCTGAAGTATTATTTTGGCATTTTGTGGAGAAAAAGAAAGCTCCACCTGATTATATTGCTTTTGATAATTTTAACTCAAAGGAGTTTAGTGATGGTGAAACAATCATACCCATTATCCCCAGGAAGTAAGGAAGATGGAACATCGTTGGAAGCTGCTGAATTAATTAAAGCAGGAGCTGAAACTATAAGGAAAAAAGTTTATGATTCTATATGTAACAAAGGAAACTTTGGTGCAACTGCTGATGAAGTAGCAGAATTACTGAATTTGAGTCCTTTTACAGTTAGACCAAGAGTAACCGAGTTATATAAACAAGGTAAAATTGAAAGAACTGATAGAAGAAAGAACTCAAGTGGTGCAATGGCTTATGTGTATAAAGTCAGTAAAGCACAAATAAATCAACTATACACGGAAAGAGGAACTTAAAATGGGAAAACCAATTGATAGTAGAGCATTAGCGATACTAAAAAAATTAAACCTTGATTCAAAAGATGAACAAGGTCAGTACAAAGCTCTGTGGGATTGCCACGGAACTTGGGTAATGTATCATAGATTCATTGAACAAGCAGGTGCTGAAAATGGTATAAGATACAAATACGAAGAAGTAGAAACTAATTCTGCTAATGGTATTGTAGTAGTAAAATGTACTGCTGTATTAGATAAAGGTAATGAAAGAAAAATACAAGTAGTATCATATGGTGAGTCTTCACCTAAAAATACTAAAAATTCTTATCCATATGCAATGGCAGAGAAAAGAGCTTATGACAGATGTGTTCTTAAGTTATTAGGTTTACATGGATTTGTCTATTCAGAAGATGAATTGCCTGATGAGGTAAAAGCAAAAGGTAAAGCAAGTAAACTTGATAGTAATATTAAAATAGTAAATGTAAAGGAGATGAAAAAACATGATAAATAAAGTTATGTTAATTGGCAGGTTAGGTGCTGATCCAGAGGTTAAGCAAACCAAAAATGGAGATAACTTCGCTAATTTATCTTTAGCTACTAATAAAAAGTTTAAAGATAGTGAAAAGACTACTTGGCACAAAATTGTAGTATTTGATCCTCGTATCGCAGATACAATGGGCAAATACGCAAAAACAGGTACATTGCTATATGTTGAAGGTGAGATTGAAACTAGATCTTACAAAGATGCAAATGGCAATAGTAGGTATGTAACTGAAGTTATAGTACCTAGATACTCTGGTGTTATTAGAATGGTCGGCAGTAAATCTGAATCTAAAGGTGGAACACCTACAGCTTCTGATACTGGTGGTGATTTTGAAAATCAGTTTTAAATATTCCAGTACATCTTCCCTGGGATTTATCCTGTAGATGTCTAAACACAATGTTTGGTGCTGCATTGGGAATAAAAAGCACTACTCGTTTTTTTCATAGCGAGTATAAGAATGTAGTCGTTTTTAACTTAAGAGTGGCATAAGGCCTATTAAGTTTTTTTTCGATGAAATTCAATCCTTCTAGCGAGGGGGTTGGTACCTATTTAAAAGGGATTTAATTATAATTAATTAAATTTATGGGAAATAGGTTTTTACCCCTCGCTGGTACATTTGGTGCAGATTAATTAGCAGTCCTAGGTATACTGCTTAATTCAAGATGGAAACAAGTGCGTTGCTAGTTCTTGAGCCAAATATAATCTTATGCTATGAGTATATTAGATTTGAAAAAGGAATTTAAAAAACGAAAATTAAAGCTAACGCATTGCGTTGAATCTTTAGAAGAATTAAATGACTACTTAACAGTAGACATTCTTAAAAGAGGAAATGTAGATGCGACACTTGTAGCATTAGTTTCAGCTACAATGACTTTATCTTCCCAATATAATAAGAAACCTTTCTTTATAGATCTACTTTCTTCAGCTTTAGCTACAATTGAGTCCGAGAAATACCGAGAAGACGGTAATAAGCTAAATTAAGCCCATACAGAAGCATCTATATTCAGGGGTACACTAATACCGTATTTATGCTTCAAGGCTACTCTCCGTTGCTCTTAGAGCGATTATCATCATCAATTTTCATGCAATTATAGTGAGCATGACCAGATTTGTAAAAACTGACAAAACTATCAGTATTGATTATTTCCTTCCCACAATACCTACAATCGC